ACTGGATAACGATGTCGGCTGGCACAAGACCATATCAAACGTCCGGATTAACGGCGTTTCCGGCATGACCAAGCCGGTTAGCTGGGGCCTCCAGAGCTCCAATACACAAGCCAATTTGCTCAACGAAAACGAGATCACCACGATCATTGAGCAAGATGGCTATAAATTCTGGGGAGAGCGCACACCATCGGCTGATCCGGTGTTTGCCTTTGAATCCGCAGTTCGTACCGGCGATGTGCTGGCCGATTCGATTGCCGAGGCGCATCTGTGGGCAATGGATAAGCCCATGAGCCGCGTGCTGTTTGATGAGATTGTGGACGGCGTCAATGCCAAGTTCCGCGAACTCAAAGCACAGGGCTACATCATCGATGCCAACGCCTGGCTTGATCCTGAACTGAACACAGCTACGACCTTGAGTGCTGGCCAGTTGTGGATCGATTACGACTACACCCCCGTGCCACCGCTGGAACAGCTTGGATTCCAAGCCACGATCACCAACAAGTACCTGGTTGAACTGCTGCCGAAAGGCTGATCAAAATCATGGGACATATAGGTCTTATATGACCTATATGTCCTATTAAAAAAGGAGAGATTATGGAATATAAAGCATTGCGCCCGGCGCATATCAACAACACACACCTGAATGTGGGCGACACCATCGCCCTCCACCCCCGCGCCGCCCAGTTTCTCCTGGCCGACGGCACCCTGGCAGAGATCACAAAAAAACGTAGGGGCGGTGCCCCCGTGCCCGCCCAACGCGGCGCCCCTGTGCCCGCCCAACGCGGCGCCCCCGTGCCCGCCCAAACAACAAAACCCAAAGGAGTATAAATCATGGCATTGGCAAATATATTAAAAGATTTCAACGTATTCGTTGAAGGCAAGGGCTTTGCAGGCAAGGCCGATGAAATCAATCTGCCCAAGCTCACCCTGAAAACGGATGAATACCGTGCCGGTGGCATGGATGCCCCGATCGAACTCGATATGGGCATGGAAAAACTGGAGTGCGATTTCACACTTGGCGAATTCGATGCCGATGTGCTGAAATTGTTCGGCCTTCAGGTCGGCGCGGCGCAATCCTTCCGCGCCCAGGGCAGCATCACCAATCCGACTGATGGCACAGCCACCCCTGTTGTAGTGCAGCTGCGTGGCCGCATCAAGGAGAGCGATCCGGGCACATGGAAAGCAGGCGAAGCCGCCAAGCACAAGGTGACCATCTCCGTGAATTACTACAAATATTCACAGGCCGGAACCGTTCTGGTTGAAATCGATGTGCCAGGCATGAAACGCATCATCAACGGCGTGGATCAGCTCGCACAGACCCGCGCTAATCTGGGTATCGGCTGATGTCTGAATCCATCAAACTGAAATACCCTATCGATGTGGCTGGTGAACAGATCACCAGCCTCAACCTGCGCCGCCCGAAAGTGCGCGATATGATGGCAGCGGATAAAGCGTCCGGGAGTGAGGCTGAAAAGGAAGTGTCCTTGTTTGCCAATCTCTGCGAAGTCTCGCCCGATGCAATCATGGAACTGGACGGAAAGGATTATCAGCAGTTGCAAGAGACCTATTCCGGTTTTTTGTCCTGAAGCCATCCGATGCGCGGGCGGGGTGTGTTGCGCTCGCCCGTGTTACCGGCTGGGGACTGAATGAATTATTGAACTTGAACAGCGAAGAGTTATTGCAGTGGCTTGAAGCAGCCAAAAAAACGCAAAACGTGGAGTAGGAAACATGACGGGTAAGGCATCCGTATCCATTATCATCGGCGCAGCCCTGGCATCCGGATACAACAAGACTTTCCAGAACGCGACCGACAAGGCCGTCAAACTGGGTGCCGCACTCAAAAAAGCAGAGGGGCGCAGCGCCTCAATTGCTCAATTTAAAATACTGAAAAAAACGCTGGGTGAAACTGGCGCAGCTATGCAGGCTGCACAGGCAAAAACGAAAGCGCTGGCCAAAGAGATCAAGGCCACAGACAAACCCTCCCGCAAACTCATTCGCGATTTTGATCAAGCCAAACAAAAGTCAGCACGCTTAAAAACATCATTCAGACAGCAAGGGGAAAGCCTGCAAAGGTTGAGAACAAACCTGCGAGGGGCTGGCATTGACACGCGCAGGCTCGGTGATGCTGAGAAGAGACTCGGTAAGAGTATCGAGAAAACCAATAGGGCACTGTCCAGACAAAACAGAAGGGAAAGGGCAAAAGGGAAGCTTGGCGCGATGAAAGGCCGTGCGCTTGGGGCTGTGGGATCGGCGTACAGTGTAGGCAGGCTTGTCACACATAATGCGGAATTTGAGCATGCATTGACCATGCTTTCAAACACAGGGGGATTGTCCAAAGAACAGACAGCAAAGATTCGGGAGAAAATAAGGGCTGAATCTTTGCGCGTCAATCAGGGTAAGGATTCGCTGCTTGGCGGCGTTGACTTACTTGTAGGCAAGGGGCTAAAGATCGGATCAGCAGTCAGCGCAATAGGGGATATAGGCGAGGCAGCGACAGCATCCGGCGCCAGCGTGCTGGAACTCTCCAAACTATCCTTTGCCGCTATGCAAAATATGAAGTTATCTTCATCACAGGTTTCACAAGGGTTGGATATTCTGGCATCCGCCGGTAAGCAGGGCGGATTTGAGCTGCGGGCAATGGCTCAGTTCTTTCCCACCATCACTGCGCAGGCGCAGGTGCTCGGTCTGAAAGGAGCTGATGGGATTGCAACACTCGGCGCGGCCTTGCAAATTGCCCGAAACGGGGCAGGAACAGATAGCGAAGCGGCCAATAATTTGCAAAACTTTCTTGCCAAAATTACGTCTAAGGAAACTGTAACTAACCTGCAAAAGATGGGGGTCAGTGTCCGCGATGTGTTCGATCAAGCAAAGGCTAACGGAGAGAACCCACTCATAGCAATTATTAAAAGGATAAAAGAGGTTACCGGCGGTGATTCTTTTAAGCTCAATAACATCTTTGGTGACATTCAAGTAAAAAACTTTCTGAACCCTATGCTGGCAAATATTGATGATTTCAATAAAATATACAGTAAAGCATTACATGCGCAGGGCGTGAATCAACGTGATTTTCAAAAGGTCATGCAAGATACAACGGAGAAATCCCAACATCTGAAAATCGCTGCGACGAATCTAGGTGATGCGTTTTCCAAGTCGCTGAAGCCCGCTGTGGATTTTACTGTTGGAAAGCTCTCTGATGCGGCGCAATGGGCCGCCAATATGCTGACAACCTATCCTGTTGTTGGCCGGGTGATCGGTGGAGTAGCAATAGGCTTTACCGTCCTGACAGGGGCTATCGGCATCGCTACAGCCGCGCAATGGGCTTGGAATACGTCGGTGATGGCTAGCTCTGTCAGTCTGGTGAAGGCCGCATCTGGTGTGGTGTGGGCTGGAACCATGTATGCCGCAAGTGCCGTTAAGATTGGATTGATTACTGCCGCACAATGGGCGTGGAACGTGGCAATGAATGCCAATCCAATTGGGTTGGTGATCACCGCTGTCGCAGCCCTCGTTGGTGGTGCCTTTCTGCTCTATAAAAATTGGGACTCTGTTACGAAATGGTTTGGCAAAAAACTGGACTGGCTAACCAATAAATTCAGTTTTGTAGGCGATGCATGGAATTCTATTTTTGGTGACGATAAGAAAACCAGTATTACCCATCACGTCAAAACAAAACTCGATACCATAAAAAAACCAGTCTTTGCCAAAGCCGCCCCCGCCGCACTGGCTGCAACGATGGCTATTACAACCCCTGCAATCGCCCAACCCAAGCCCCTGATCCAGCCCGTAACGCAGCGTCTCGCACAGACACAGGCGCGCCAACCCAAGCCGCTGATCCAGCCCGTAACGCAGCAACCAACACCCGCATCTTTACAGAATATCCGCAGCGCGGCGGCAGCCCCTGCGCCAACCGTTGTGCATCAGGATAACCGCGCCAATTACACGATGCACATCAGCGTGGATGGCGGCGATCCGCAAGCGGTCAAAGCTGCCGTATCTGATGCAATGGCCGAGAAAGAGCGCGAACACGCAGCCCGCACACGCGGCGCACTGTTTGATATTCGGGGCGGTTGACGATGGCGATTAACAACGAAGTGATGATGG